ATTATGACTCGTGTTGGTGAGGACTCAAAGATTCATTTCTGTGGAGATGCGTCTCAGTCTGACCTAGTAAAAGCTTCCGAGAGAAGTGGTATTATGGATTTCTTATCAATCCTAGAGCGTATGCCTTCAGTCAGTAAGATTGAATTCGGCTTAGATGATATCGTTCGTTCTGGATTGTGTAAGGAATACTTGGTCGCAAAGCACGAGAGTGGCATTGAGATCTAAGGTGTGTTATAATAAGAAGATCTTATTCTAACTGGATGACCTTTACTCATAACCACGTAACTATCCCTGAACTAACCAGGGAAACCATTGACGGGGTCAGGTACTACACAGTTCCTGGCTCCGAAGGTGATTTAGTGAAGCTTGTCTCTATTACTTCAGTGACTTCCCACTGGAGTCGTGAAGGCATCGCTAAGTGGCGAGCACGTGTTGGTAATGAAGAAGCCAACCGGGTATCCAAACGGGCAACTACAAGAGGTACGGATATGCACCTCTTGACTGAGCATTACTTGCAGAATGAGACGTTGCCGAAAGCTAAGGTCCCCATCTCACAAATACTATTTAATATAGCCAAACCAGAGCTAAACAAGATTGATAACATCATTGTCCAAGAACAGGCAATGTATAGTTTGAAGCTTGGTATTGCTGTTCAGGCAGCAGCATACGCTTGTATGTTGTATGAACTAACAGGTATCAAAGCTAAAAAGCTAGTAATTATTATGGCGTGTGAGAATGGCGAGTGTAAAGTGTATGAAGAGAAGGACGTATTCAAGTGGGTCAAGAAACTTGATACCTATGTACGCAAATTTGTTGATGATAAGCTTGCCTTGATGTGACTCACTAACCTTATTACTAGTATTATGACTAAAAGAAAAGAAGAACTAGCCAAAGTGCTAGAAGAAAAGTTTTTGACGCCAATCAAATTCTCTTATCAGATCGAGAAGATTGTGCTACAGGAAAAGATGAATTACATCGATGCTATTCTCTACTATTGCGAAAAAGAGAATATTGAGATAGAATCAATTCCTAAGCTAATGACCAAGCCACTCAAAGAGAAGCTCAAAGTAGACGCTACTATGCTCAACTTTATGAAAGCGCGAGGCGGAAGCAAAGCCAAACTACCAATCTGACTTACTAAATGAAAGGACGAATCAACAGAGGACTTATGACTCCCTACGAGGTCTACGGTACATATCTAGCTATGAAGAAGCACTTTACAGACTCTAAGTATGACTTCTTCAAATACAATGGTAAGACAAGATCTTCTGTTGCATCGTTCAATAAAAGACGAGATAAGTATTTCTTTGAAAGAATGTCTCGCAAACTATCAGACGATGAAATCAAAATGTATTTCATCGCAAACTTTGTTGCTACAGACAACCCCTCTTCTGTATGGGTCGGAGAGATTATGCAGAGTGGAGAACGTCACTATACCGAGTTGAGTAAGAAATATCAGAGCCTCACATACACCTTCAGTCAAGAGTGTGGTGACCTATTAGAAGATAATGAGCTACCCCAGCTATTTGATTGTAAGAGAGGGCATCCACCAGCAGTCAAAGCATACCTTGCAGGCGAGATCTCAATTGAGACATTGACCATCTTGGACATTATTTTCTCATTCTGTGATAAACTGGATAAGAAAATGAGTGATCCTGTCTGGGAGACTATTAGTACGCAAGTACCGCCCATTCATAAATATAGATACACTCAAGTGTAAGAAAATCTTACGGGAGATGATCAATGTCTGATAGCAGTTTTTTTGACTCATCTATTGTGCAGGAAGCCATCGAAGAGATCGTTGACTTGCAACACGAGATTATGATATTCTCACAGTATGCAGACTACGCTACCCTTGAGCAACAGAAAGAAAATCTAAAAGTACTCAGACGCCTACACGAGAAACAGAAGAATATGTGTTTCCGTTGTGTTATCTCTAAAGATGATGATGCAAAGATCCTATTGGGTGACGTTATGGCTCACTTCAGATCATATGGGCATATCATTGACGAGAAAAACCCATTATCTGTCTTTGATGAAGTAGGTGATAGCCTAGACGACATTGAGAGAGACCTGGACTACTGTGAGCGTCACGGTCACTTCCCTCCCGATGAGTACGGTAATGAGTCTCCACCATTTGGTTGGGATCCCACTATCTAACCAGTTACAAAAGTGTCCACTGGGCTTGGCATCCCACCGCTTATGACCTATAATAAGTAGGTCGCAAACAAAGCGACAAGTTCCGCCGTTTATCCAACGAATCCAAACATCCATGTCATTCAAAGATCTTAAGAAGCAGTCCTCTCTCGGCGCTCTCACGCAGAAGCTCGTCAAAGAAGTAGAGAAGATGAACAACGCAGGCGGAAGTAACGGTGATGACCGCTACTGGAAGCTAGAATGTGATAAAGCCCAGAACGGTTACGCAGTTATCCGTTTCCTCCCAGCACCAGACGGCGAAGATATGCCTTTCGTCAAGATGTACTCCCACGCCTTCCAGGCTAAAGGTGGTTGGTACATTGAGAACAGCCTTACAACAATGAACCAGAAGGACCCAGTATCCGAGTTCAACAGTGAGCTATGGAACAACGGTACCGACGCAGGTAAAGAGCAAGCACGTAAGCAAAAGCGTAAGCTTACCTACATTGCTAACATTATGGTCGTCAAAGACCCAGCAAACCCACAGAACGAAGGTGGAGTATTCCTCTACAAGTTCGGTAAGAAGATCTTCGACAAGCTTATGTCTGCTATGCAGCCTGAGTTCGAAGACGAGGAAGCAATCAACCCATTCGACTTCTGGGAAGGCGCTAGCTTCAAGCTCAAGGCTAAGAACGTTGCGGGATACCGTAACTATGACTCCTCTGAGTTTGGTAAAGTAGAGCCTCTCCTAGGTGGTGATGATGACGCACTAGAAGCACTCTGGGGTAAGCAGAACTCACTAGCTGAGCTAGTAGCTGCTGACCAGTTCAAAGAGTATGAAGTACTCAAGAAGCGTCTCAACCAAGTACTTGGTCTAGCCGGTACTCCCTCAGCTCGCCCAGCGGCTCAGGAAGACTCAGGTGATGAGGATATTGAAGCACAGCTCCGTGCAGCACGACCAGCCTTCCAGAAGGAAGCAGCGTCGTTCTCCGAGCCTGAGCTACCAGCAATGAGCGCTCCTGCTCCTGCTGCCTCTGACGATGAAGATGATGCTCTATCATACTTCCAGTCACTAGCTGACGACTGATAGCAGAAAGCCCCCTTACGGGGGCTTTTTTTATGGGGATTGGTTCTTAGTATTCTCTGTTCTGATCGTCTTCTCGTCTACAAACTCGGAGTTGAATCCGTATGTAGAAATATCTCTCATATCTTTCAAGAACTGACCCACATACTCTTCTCTTAGAACATATATTTCTCTCTTATCATCATTCTTCCTAGTCTCATACGTCCAGTTACTAACTCCCCTGGTTGGGTTTAGTGTACCAGTGGGAAAATCTGGATTTGGAATAGTGAAATTCCTATCAACCACCTTACCTCCAGGTAGTATTAGTCTATTGAAACCATCTCTAACTTCTGTGGTCTCATAGAATCTAATATCATTAGCACCTTCCTCACCATACTTCTCAGTAACATACTCCCACAACTGTTGTGATGTTAGTGGATAGTCATTTTGGAAAGTGATAATTTCGGCAATAATTAGAACTACCCAATCAAGTTCTGGATCACCATATAATTCGTCTGCAATCTGATCTGGTCTATCATCACCTTGGATGATATACTTATTGAAGA